AATGTAATCTTAACATTTAGAGGATTATATGGATTAAATACTAATCCATCCTCGGTTTTAATTAAATCGTCGTCGTGTGATTGTTTGATTTCAGACATTTATATAGTATAGTGATTTGGCTTTATATTAGTTTATAAAATTGAATAATTGATATATTATTAAAGTTATATATAGATTTGTGGTATATAAATAGTATGGAAGAGTGGCGGATTATTAAAGATTTTCCAAATTATAGTGTAAGCGATTTTGGAAATGTTAAAAATAACAAAACAAATAGAATTATGAAATTAAGTATTACACCTTTTTCTCATTTAAAACGCCCATTTTATATGAAAAATTTGTCCTATAATGGGTGTTTTAAATGAGAAAAGGTGTAAAAAAAATATTTGGTGAAGAAATTTTAATAGATAAAAAATACTACGTCTCTAATTTAGGAAGATTTAAAAATAGTTATGGACAAATTATGGATAATTATAAAGTAAATGAAAATGGGTATATTCGTGTATATATTCATAGACAAACATTTGTTTTACATAGATTAATCGCTTTAACATTTTTAGAAAATCCTGAAAATAAAGAACAAGTAAATCATAAAGATGGTAATAAATTAAATAATAGTGTAGAAAATTTAGAATTTGTAACTAATAAAGAAAATCAAATTCATAAATTTCAAAATGGTTTAGGAAATAATCATAAAAGAAAAATACGACAATACGATTTGACTGGAAAATTAATTAAGGAATTTAATTCAATTGTTTCTGCTTCAAAAGAATTAAAAACATCAACATCAAATATTAGAGGAGTTTTAAATCAAAAAAGAAAAACAGCCATATGTTTTATTTGGAAATATTTAGATTAAACTAAACATTTATAAAAAATAAAATATTAATGTAAAATATAAATGGTGCTAATGTCAGCTGGTCGTTCTGCACGCAATCAAGCGTCAATTGTTAATCGTCAAAACGTATGTGGTGGTCCCAAAAAGGCGGGCACTGCCCCACGCGTTGGATGGTATTTAAGTAACAATCCTAATTTAATTGGAGCTCCCCAAACAGTTCCAAGATTCTGTATTCCAAGCAGAACAATTCAAACCCAAAAATACGGATACCGCGCTACACACGGTGGAAATATGGGTTAAAGTTGTTAAAAAATGTATTTCTATTTTTTGTATTTATTATTTTTGAATAAAATGATTTAATAACAAATTATTAAATTATTAAATAACTAATGATTATCAAGGTTGATACTAGAGAAGCATCACTTTTACAACAAATGACAAGCCAAATTACATTTATTCCTGCTTTTAAATCTCTTGAACTTAAATCTGAAACCTTACCAATTGGAGATATTATAATAAATGATGGCACTGAAGATAAAATTATAATTGAGAGAAAAACTGTTTCAGACCTTTTGTCGAGTATTAAGGATGGCAGATACGAAGAACAATCATATAGATTAAATGGACTTAATTATCATAATCATAATATTGTTTATTTAATTGAAGGTGATGTTAATAAAGTTAATAGATTTAAGCCTGATAATCAAGTCGAAAAACTTACTTTATATTCAGCAATGTTTTCATTAAATTATTATAAAGGCTTTTCTGTATTTAGGAGCTTCTCTCTAGATGAGACTGCAAATATTATTTGTAATATGGCTTATAAAATGGGTAAAGACTTATCTAAAACCCCTTATTTTCAAAATAAGGTTCAAGTTGAGATGCCGATCAATGAAACAGAAGACAATGTTATAGTAACGTGTAGTGATGTTTCAGATGAAGTTCAAGTAACTGATAAAGATTATGTTGGTGTTGTTAAAAAGATTAAGAAGGATAATATTACTCCAGATAATATTGGTGAGATTATGCTTTGTCAAATTCCGGGAATTAGTTCAGTAACAGCATTAGCCGTTATTGAAAAATACAAAACTATTCCAAACCTTATTAAAGAATTGGAATTAAATAATGAGTCAATGAAAGATTTATCATATACAAATGCGAAAGGTCAAGTAAGAAAAATAAATAAAACATGTATTGCGAATATTGTAAAATTCTTATTGAAAAAATAAAAATATAATATATGAAAGAATTGTACAATTTACTTTTATTCATTGCTATCTGTTTTGTAGTATATTTAGTATTTAGAAGTTTTCATTATAATCCAATGATAATTGAAGGTATGACTGATGCTTCAGGTAATTCAATGTCAGCTCTCGCTAATGGTATAGCTGGAAATGCCGCGGCTTATGCAGCTTCATTAAAAGCTGCTACTATCAAAACTCAAGATACTTTTTTAATTAGCAAATATCGTTCTGATTATGAATCTGCTATTTTAAATTTGGATGATTTAATAAATAATTTTATGTTAAAAACAGCTTTATCTGTGAATCAAGCTAATCCAGAAGAATCTGTAATAAAATTAGGCCAAATGCAACAAGCGAAAATAGCTTTAAATTCAGTAATGAAATTTCTTGATAGTCAATAAAAAAAATTTTAAGGTATATTAATACTAACTTCATTTTCTTTGTAATAACCTTGGTCAACTAAGTTTTGGGTGTATTCTGGTCCACCCCAGTTAGGGTCCATTGGATCAGGACTAACAACTTGTTGTTCTTGTTTCATATTCATTACATCTAATGGTGTTGTAGTTCCAACATAATAGTCTGTTTCATCATAAGCAGGATATCCTCCTTTATTATATGGTGGATCATTTCTAGTAGCATCAACTAAAAGAGTTGGATTAGGATATGCTAAACCATCATTAGGAATCATTGAAGTTTCTAACATTGGTGTAACCTGAGATGCTATACCAGTAGGAGCAGCAGCAGAAGGTGGTAATCCAGCTTGAGGTTCAGAAACACTTGGTCTAACTTTATAAACTTGATTACCTTGTGCGTCATAAGTGGATTGTAAATAAAGAACAGGACATCTTATTCCTTGACTTCGTTGCCAATCTAGAAATTCAGTATAATCTTCTAAATTATCAAATTCTATTGGATTAACACCAGGAACTTGTGCTAATTTTGAATTATATAAATAAAACTTGGAATTTTTTTGAATCAATAAATTAGGACATCTTGGTTTAGAACTCTGATTGGTATAACCTTCAGCATATTTAGAGTCTGCGCATCTTGCGTAAAAATATAGACCAATTAAAAATACCAATATTATTAACAGTGTTGTAAGTGTCATTATATATTTATTATGATATTATTTTCTACATAATTTATATAATGGTTTATATAGAAATTAATAAAAAAAGTTACCATAAATTAATTGATAAATTAAATAAGTATTTATCTAATAAAGATGCCAAAATATTTATTTTGATTTATATGGAAGGATGTGGTCCTTGTAATGAAACACGTCCTGAATGGTCTAAACTTAAAAATGTTCTCTCAAGTGATTTTTTAAATAGGCAAGATATTGTTATAGTTTCTATTGATAAAGACCTATTTGGTAAGCTAAAGAACGCTAACAAAGAACCTATGAGTTTTCCTACTATAAGATTTATGACAAATGCGGGAGAGAAAGTGCAAACTTATGAGGACGCTGAAATTTTTAATAAAGATAGAAAAATCGATTCATTTATAGAGTGGATTAAACTTAAAACTGGTGAAAATAATATCACTACATCTGAGGAATATTCAAAATTACATAAATCTAATAAAACTTACGGAAAAAAACAATATGGACAAGGACGAAAAACTAGAAAACGATCCGGTGGTAAATGGTCCAGAAAATATAAACGTAATATAAATTGTAATAGACCCAGGGGTTTCTCTCAAAAACAATATTGTAAATATGGAAGAAATAAATAAAAATTTTACACCTTTGGTCATTTCCTAAGGTGTAAAATATATAAATATCATTAAATAAATTAGCAGTTTTTTATAACTAGTGAAATTTTTCTCTTGAATAACCAATAACAGCACAAGTTATTCTATTACCAATACTACCAGATTTTATGCTATCATTAAATACAGCAATATAATATATTGTATTTGTGATGGTGTTTGGTCGAAAGTCGAATTTGAGTTTGATTTTGTGATAGTCGATGGGTTGTTCGTGTCAAGTGAGCTTCGAAAGGCGGAAAAGACCATTCGACAGGAGCAGCAGTTGTTCATCCAATATATTGGTTTATTACTCATAGTATAATGTAAAATATTATATTTAATAGATTATATAAATAAAATTGATTAATTTTAAATGTAATAAATGTAAATTATCAATAAAGAATAAAAATGGAACATATATTGAGAGTTTTTGACTATAACGTTTATAATACATATGATTCATCAAGAGATAATGATCAAGATAATACATTTAAAGATACAAATGTATTTATGATTCAAATGTTTGGTGTAGATGAATATGGTAAAACTTATTCAGTAAATGTTGAAGGGTTTAAGCCTTTCTTTTATCTAATGGTTAATGATAAATGGTCTATTACAATGAAAGAACAATTTATTAATCATTTGAAAGAAAAAATGGGAAAATTTTATTCAAATTCAATTACAGAAGCTAAACTTGTAAAGAGAAAGAAATTATATGGGTTTGATAATAAAAAAGAACATAAATTTATATTTATTGAATTTGTAAATTTAAATGCATTTAATAAAGCAAAAAAATTGTGGTATACTGATTACAGCAAGGGTCATCAACTATTAAAAAATGGTTATCAGTATTTTGATACAAATATTATGTTATATGAAGCAAATATTCCACCTTTATTACGATTCTTCCACATTAAAGACATGAGTCCATCTGGTTGGATTGCTATTCCAAAGAAAAAAGTAATTGAAAGAAAAGATGAATTAAAATCAGTAAATTGCCATTATGAATTTGTTACAAATCTTAAAAATATTATTCCGTTAAATGATAAGGAAACAAGAGTTCCTTATAAGATAATGAGTTTTGATATTGAAGCTAGTAGTAGTCATGGTGATTTTCCTGTTCCAATTAAAACTTACAAGAAATTAGCTACTAATATTGTAGAATATTTTGAAAATATTGGTATTGATCAATTTAATAAAAATACAATTAGACCTGTTTTAATAAATATTATTCTTACTGCATTTGGTTATGAAAATATAAGCGGCATCGATTTAGTTTATCCTAAGAGACATCCAGGATCAAAGGAAGTTGTAATTGAACTATGTAATAGATGGCTAGAATGTAAGGTTAGAAGTATTAAAAAAACAGATGATTTTAATCAAGCTAATTCACTTGAATATATGTTTGAAAAAATTTCTAAAGAAATTGAAACAGAAAATGAAGAAGTAGATGGAGAAGATGGTGATGGAGAAACATTAGAAACTTTTGGTAATAAAGTATATAGTAAGTTTGTCAAAGAATATGCTGATAATCAAGCAACAATTATTGATGTCATTTTAGATAAAAAATATGAGCGTGAAGGTAAATTAACTGAATTAAACCTAACATTAAATTCAGTCTTTCCAAAATTAGAAGGCGACAAAGTTACTTTTATTGGTTCAACATTTATGAATTATGGTAACAAAGATCCTCATTTTAATCATTGTATTGTTTTAAACACTTGTTCGAAAATTCCAATGGAGAATTCACAAGTAGAAACATATAAAACTGAGAGTGAATTATTATTAGCATGGCAGCAATTAGTTCAAAGAGAAAACCCTGACATAATTATTGGTTATAATATATTTGGTTTTGATTATGAATTTATGTTTCGTCGCGCTGAAGAAAATAATTGTGTTGAGGATTTCTTGAAACTTGGAAGAAATAAAGATGAAATATGCGGAACAAGAGATAAAGATTCTGGAAAATGGAAGATTGAAGAAAGTAGTATTCAAATAGCTAGTGGTCAGCACGATTTAAGATTTATTAAAATGAATGGTCGTCTTCAAGTCGATTTATATAATTTCTATAGACGAACAGAAAATTTAACTAGTTATAAATTGGACTACGTTGCAGGTAATTTTATTGGAGATTTTGCTAAAAAAATCGTTCATAATGATAACAACTCTGTTATTTCAACGAGTAATTTAACTGGTTTATTAATTGGTAGTTATATTCATATTGAAGAAATTGGTCATTCGGTAGATTATTACGCAGATGGTGCGAAATATTTAGTAACTGAAATTGATAAAGCAAATTGTAATTTTACAATTGATAGTGTTATTGATCCAGACTTTAATAAAAAAGTAAGATGGTGTTTAGCTAAGGATGATGTTACACCAAAAGATATATTTAGAATGACAAATGGAACAGCAGATGATAGGTCGGTTATCGCAAAATATTGTATTCAGGATTGCAACTTGGTTCATTATCTATTTAATAAGTCAGATATTCTTACTGGATTCATTGAAATGGCAAAGATTTGTAGTGTCCCAATTAATTTCTTAGTAATGCGAGGTCAAGGTATTAAATTACAAAGTTTAATTGCTAATGAATGTCGTAAAATTCGAACATTAATTCCTGTTATTGAAAAAGGTGATTTGGATGAAGGTTATGAAGGTGCTATTGTTTTACCGCCTAAATGTGACTTGTATTTAGATAATCCGGTTGCTTGTAATGATTATGCTTCTCTATATCCTAGTTCAATGATTAGCGAGAATCTATCACACGATAGTAAGGTTTGGACAAAAGAATTTGATATGGCAGGCAATCTTATTGAAGAATGGGGTTTCAAAGATGCTGATGGAAATTATATTTATGATAATCTTTCTGAATACGAATATGTAAATGTTCAATATGATACTTACCGATACTTTAGAAAGCATCCAAAAGCAGCAGCAGAAAAAATAAAATGTGGTTATAAAATTTGTAGATATGCTCAATTTCCTGATGGCGAATCCGCAATCATGCCTGCCATTCTTAAGAAATTATTAAAAGCAAGAAAAGATACAAGAAAAATGATTCCAAATCAAACAGATGAATTTATGAAACAAGTATTAGAGCAAAGACAACTTGGTTATAAGGTAACAGCAAATTCGTTGTATGGAGGATGTGGCGCGAAAACTAGTTCATTTTATGAAAAAGATATTGCTGCTTGCACGACAGCGATGGGTCGCAAGTTCTTAACGTATGGAAAGCGTATTATTGAAGAGTGTTATGGTAACAAAATTTGTGATACAAAAAAATATGGTCAAGTGAGAACCAAAGCTGAGTATATTTATGGTGATACTGATTCTGTATTTTATACCTTCAATCTTGAAGACCTGAATGGTAATCCTATTAGAGGTAAATTAGCGTTAGAAATCACAATTGAATTAGCACAAGAAGCAGGTGAAATAGCCGCCAGCTTTTTAAAAGCTCCACATGATTTTGAGTATGAAAAAACATTTATGCCTTTCTGTTTATTATCGAAGAAAAGATATGTTGGTATGCTTTATGAAACCGACCCTAATAAATGTAAGCGTAAAGAAATGGGGATTGTATTGAAGCGTAGAGATAATGCACCAATAGTGAAAGATGTATATGGTGGTATCATTGATATTTTAATGAAGAAACAGAATATTCCGGATGCTGTTCAGTTTCTCAAAAATTGTTTACAAAACATTGTAGATGAAAAATACCCTATTGAAAAATTAATTATTACGAAATCATTGCGTTCTGGTTATAAAAATCCCAAGTCAATTGCTCATAAAGTATTAGCTGATAGAATAACAGCAAGAGATCCTGGCAATAAACCTGGACCTGGTGATAGAATTCCATTTGCTTATATTGCTGTTCCTGGTAAGAAAGTTTTACAAGGAGAAAAAATCGAAACTCCATCATTTATTGCTGAAAATAAATTAAAAATTGACTATTCGTTTTATATTACAAATCAAATTATGAAACCAGTTCAACAATTATTTGCTTTAGTTCTTGAGAAAATATGGGTAATTCAAAATAAACGACCTAAGTTATTAAAATATAAAAAAGATGTGCAAGTATTAAAAGAAAAATATATAAATGATGAAGATAAATTTGAAGAAAAATTACAAGATTTTAGATGTAAAGAAATTAAGATATTATTATTTGATGAATATTTAAGAGAAACTAATAATGAAAAATTAGGAAATCAAAGTGTAGCCAAATTCTTTATTAAAAAATAATAGTAATATGATAAGTATTTTAACATAATAGTAAATAAAAAATTATTACGATTAACAATTTTTTATTTAATTTAAAACCAACTCTTGGTTGTTGATGATTTGTTAAATGTTTTCATCATTTGCTTAATGATATCTCTAATCTCAGAAACACTTTCTTCAAGACAATAAACTCTCTCTGAAAGGCTGACTTCATCATTGTCTTCACAATCGGCATTTTCAACATGTTCTTCATCTTCACTATCATAATCTAATTGACTTTCATTATCTTCATAATTATTATTATGTTCAAGAGAAAGATTAGATGTATTCTCATTAGTCATTATATTATTAAAATAATAATCACTATATAATACATTATAATCAGCAAAACCTTCTTGATCAAGCTTCAACATAATAGCATTAGGTGTTCTCTTATGTTTTTGTGCAATTTCATCAATACTCCAACCTAATAGTTCAAATTCTCTTTGAAGGGAAAGAATTTCATTAACATTCCATCTAAATCCAACTCGTGTAAGCGATGATGATCTCATTTTATTATACTATACATAATATCTTTATATCATTTTTATATTATTTATCTATTATATGTCACTTACTTTTTCTTTACCGATAACCCATATCATAGAATATATCCAAGCACCAATAACTATCCACATATTATTAATTATATTTGCTGCATTATACACAATCCATCTAAGACCTTGACAATGAGGGGTCATTATCATAAATGGTGACATAATA